CGCGGGTGCGCTTGCTGGAGTTGAACTATGGCAAGCGGTGTTTATGGCAGGTGTAAGCGGTGTAGCTACGGTAGTCGAAGGACTATCCCGTGCCTACCTCAAAGACGGAAACTTATCAATGGAAGAAATTGATGAAGTCTTCGTTGCGGTAGACAAGAAGAATGCTAAAGCCACAGGCAAGTAACCACGCAAACAAGTACGCCCCTTACCTTGCGGTAGGGGGCGTATTTTGTTTGTCTGCGGTTAGACTAACTCGAAAGAGTCAATCTTTGGGTGGACTTCATACTGTCCCGCTAGAATCTCTAGCGCCTTTGTGTATGAGTGGCATTCGTATACATACTTAGTGCCGTCAATGATTACCACTAGTGAGTTCATTGTTTCTAGTACCATTTGGATCTCCCTTGTTCTTTACCGCTTCCTTGCGGTATGTATCTATCTAATCATTAAATAAATACAATGTCAAGTCCATTTGATAACGATACGGTAACAGCTTCTTAAAAATAAATAACCCCCTCACCTATGCGGTGAGAGGGCTACCTACTTGCAACTAGCAGTAACAGTTGTCGCTACTGCAACAAGGTCCTTCGTACTCAGGTGCATCCCAGTCAGACTGTTCTCCACACTTCTCACAGATAGCCCAGATAACGTTATCTAGTGCTTCAGCATCAGCGTCCACGTTCTCGTGTTGGCACGCTTCGTTGTGACACATAAAAGTCACACTTATGTCTACTGAACTTGGTTGATCGTAGTAACCCATTTTGCTCTCCCTAGAACTTGTATGCCTCTATCATTACACATTGCTTGTCGCTTGTCAAGCCTATTGAACTATCTTTCTCATAACAACTTAGTAACTCAGACTGACAAGCACTCAGACATCATAAGAATAATTATTTCTTATTGTCAGAGAGATAGATGACAGTCATCAGCTAACCAAGAAAATTTATTAACTTGTATTTGCACTTCACCAGCTTACAGCTTACGCGAAGTCGGAGGACGGAGAAGCAAAGAAAATCCGGAAACGATTGCAGCAAAACCCCACATATAGCGCAGCCATCTCACAGGCCAAAGTCAAATAAAGTAACTGTTCATTCTTTTTACTAAATCGTCCAAGAATGGTCGGCCTCAAGTAGTTATAAAATGAAGTAACCGAAAGGGTAACTTCTTGTCCTACTCCTCCGATCCACATGCCCATCTATGGATCTGCGACTGGTGTAAAAAACACTACGTAGTTCCGCAACTTGCCAGGGACTGCGAGGAAAAACACCTCAGAGAAAACTCTGTACAATAACAAAATGGAGTCTTTACCCACCGCCGAGGTCGAGTATCTAAACTCTTTCCCTTACCCGCCTACAAGACGCTTAGCAGCCTTGCATACTTGGGGCTGGTCACTATCTACTCTTGCCAAAGCCCTTAATCCACCTCGTGCCAAATCCACCGTCCATAACTGGGTAGCAAATGAAGGCATCTTAGATATGTCAGAACCCTTTCCCTTACCCCAAAAATCACTTCCTGTGCGCTCAATCTCCCCTCAAGTGCCACCTCACACAGTCCCGCACTTAAAAGAACTCTCCAAGCTTGCTCGCCAATGTCGATCCAGAACCCCTAAATCCTCTCCATACCGCCTTGCAAACGAAGAATTGACCGAAACAGCCCTTTCTCTCTACCGAAGAGGCGTTCCCGTAGAATTAATTGCTTCTGCCAGTGGAGTTTCCTCGCGTGCTATGTTCCGTAGAATCGAAAGAGGCCTGAAAAATGGAATCTGAAACACTTTTTTGCGTTATTTGGCTCAATCCTGACAAAAAACTTCATCCACAGGCCCGTCTTTTACAGTCTTTTTGCACAAAAACTCCGATCCCCACCCCTTATTCGTTCTCGGAATCCGCCTTAGAAGCCCAAAAGGCCTTAAAAAACGCATTTTATCCCTTAACAGAGGCAGATTTTGACTCCCAACTACCCCTTTCCACCCCCCAGCGCCCTCTAATAGTCCCAACCACGCTTGCTAATACCCTTTTAGGTTGGAATACCTTTTCTAAAGTTAAGGATTTTGATTTTGAGCCCAAGTAACGCGCCAAGTGCATTTGACTTCTTTCCTGCAAATGTGTTTATTACTGCCCCAGACACCTACCCAGACACAGATCCTGCAACCATAGGCGCATCTAACCAGCAAAATACCCCAGGATCGCAGTACATAGACCTAGCCAGGGTTCATTACAGAAATAATACTCTTTACATCGGCGTTGACGCTCCAGGGGGGCCAATGACAGCCTTTAAAGAGGAAATTACTCTTTACTCTGTTGACGAGTCTTACACACACCGATTAGTCACCGTAACAGGGCGCATTATTGCAGCAAAAAAAGATAAGTCTTGCGGATGCGGAAGCAGATTAAAGAACTGGAGTCCGACAGGTACTTTTAGCAGTTCCAACCGTAGACTCTAAGCATGAGCACACTAAACATTCTTGACTTTATTCTGCTTGCACTAGCAACGTATCGCGTTACTAGATTGCTTGTACGTGACACCATCTTTGCAAACCTAAGAAACAAGTTTTGGGATCGCTACCCACCTGAAACAACAAAGCGCGGTTACCTACTTACTTGTGAGTGGTGTACTTCAGTTTATGTAGGATTAGGGTTTGCAACTTGGTATACAATTAGTTCAGAAGTTGTCCGCTTTTTTGCAGTAGCGCTTGCCCTATCTGCAATAGCAGGCCTGTTAACCGCGTACGAAGATAGAAACTAATTCTGTGTTTGTATTCCGTAACATCAGCGACAAGGAGTAATAGTGGCTATTTTCAGCCGAGATACTAACGAACAGGCGCGTACCCCGCGTGTTCAAAAAACTACTACCAGTCCAGCTTCTATTTTCACAAACCCATCTCCTGAATCACTTCCTTACATTACTCCACGCCCCTTAACTGCGGCTGCAACCCAAATTCGGGTAGGAGATAAGGGAGAATTTGAACAGTTTAAGAATCGTAGATCTGCTAACTCTTCTGCATGGCAGTCCGAAGCTTGGGAATACTACGACGCAATTGGCGAAATCAAATACGCATTTAATCTTGTTGCAAGTGTTATCTCGCGTATCCGAATTTACGCAGCCGTTGTAGAAAATCCTGCAGATGCTCCTACGGGCGTTCGCGGATCAACAATTGTCGACCCAACTCTTGCAGCAGCTGCTGAACGAGCATTAGCCCGTCTTGATAGCGCATATGGTGGTCAGGCTGGACTTTTGCGCGATGCTGCTCTTAATCTTTCCGTTGCTGGCGAATGCTACCTAGTGCAAGTTCCAGAGCGCCCAGGATATGGAATTCCAGAATCTTGGGATATTAAATCTGTAGACGAAGTTCTTGCCGGACAAAAAGGTGGCTACAGCCTTATCGGTCGTCGCGAACAGTCAACAAGCACTGGCTACAGCGGTAATAACGGCGGGCAAGGCACACAACTTAGCAACAACGCTTTTGTTGGTCGCATTTGGCGAGCACACCCACGCTACTCAGATGAAGCAGACTCATCACTACGCGGTCTGCTAGATCTTTGCTCTGAACTTTTACTTCTTAACCGTACCTTCCGCGCAACAGCACGCTCACGCCTAAACGCTGGTGCTTTGTATATTCCAGATGGCTTAGCAGTTTCCTCTGGCGCAGCTCCTGACTACCCTTACGCAGATGACGGCGATTTAGATCCAGCAATGCTTGCTGAAGAACAGCAAGATGATTTTGAAGAGCAACTTATCGACGCGATGACTACGCCTATTAAGGACGAGGACTCTGCTTCTGCAGTTGTTCCACTTATCATTCGTGGTCCTGCAGAACTTGGCGATGCTATCAAGCAGTTCAAGTTCGAGCGTTCGTTCGACCCTGCACTTGCATTACGCGCTGACCGTGTTCTAGAACGCATTCTGCAGGGCATAGACGTGCCTAAGGACATCATTACTGGTCTTGCCAATGTCAAGTACTCAAATGCGCTACAAATCGATGAGACGCTTTACAAGACCCATATTGAACCTCTTATGCTTTTGATTGCAGACGCACTTACTGTTGTCTACTTACGCCCTTACTTGATTGCAAACGGATACTCAGAGAGTGAAGTAAGCAAGATTGTTGTTTGGTATGACCCAAGTGCAATCTCAACTCGTAACGACCGCGCTGCAGATGCTGATTCAGGTTTTGAAAAAGCTGCAATTTCTTGGCAGACCTGGCGACATACTCACGGATTCTCTGAAGCAGATGCACCAACTGCAGATGAACTTGCTATCCGAATGATTTATGACAAGGGTGGCATTACTCCTGAACTAACAGAGGCAATGCTAAACGCTCTTGCACCAGAAACAATGTATAGAGTTAAGACTGCTCAGCAAGAAAACTCTGTTGCTCCGCTACCTCAAAATGTCATTGATGCTTTAGACGGTACCTCAGGCGGTGAAGAAGTTGTCTAACGAATACTTAAAGAGTTTTGCTGACACTGCTGCAGAACTTGCAGCAAAGAAAAGAACAATTTCTCAAACTCCTGCTCCAAAGAAAGATCGGATTTATGGATCAAAGAAAAACAAAAAAGGATCTGCTTCTTCTGGCAAGTCTGGCGCGGTTAAGTTCTCAGCAAAAACTGAGAAGTCGCTTAAGAACAAAGTTAGCGAACATAATGAAAAAGCTCGTGAGGGTCGCAAAGTAACTCTAGGGATGCTTAAGGCTGTTTACCGTAGAGGCGCTGGAGCATTTTCTGGGAGTCATCGCCCGGGTATGACTCGCGACCAGTGGGCTATGGCTCGCGTTAATGCTTTCTTAAGACTTGTTAAAAGTGGTAAACCGTCAAACCCTAACTACAAGACTGATAACGATCTACTTCCTGCGTCCCACCCACGCAGTACAAAGTCAAAGAACTCTAGCTCTGCTCTTACTGCATCGGTTGCTCTTGTTCCAGAAGAGCGCGACTTAGCAGAAGCACTTCTTGAAGTTGTAGCAAAGCACGGAAAGTTTGATGAGGACGGAGACGGCGTTTGGGCTGGCTACACTCCTCCTGCAGAAAATGAAGTAGCAAAAATCGGCGTTATCTGTAAGAACTGCGTTTTCTATTCTGAAGATGAAAATGGTAATGATGTTTGCCAGATTATTTCTGTTCAAATTGAAGATTTAGGTAAATGTCGCTTTGCTGTTATTCCTGACTCACTTATCGATAAAGATGCAATTGAGCAGTACATG